CAGTTATCTTTGTGGCACACCTATGCAAAAAATTGGTGTGAGCATAAACCAAGTGTAACGGTATCTGTCAAGGAAGATGAGTGGGTTAATACAGCAGCATGGGTATATGATAATTTCGATGACATAAGTGGTATTAGTTTTTTACCATTTAGTGATCATACTTATCGACAAGCACCGTACCAAGATTGTTCCAAAAAGGAATATGAAGAAATGTTAAAAGTTATGCCGAAGGCGGTTAATTGGAAAGGTTTAGCAGATTTTGAAAAGCAAGATTACACAATTGCATCACAGGAATTGGCTTGTACGGGCCCGGATGGATGTGAATTACCATAATGTATTATGCTGTTTATTGCTGCTCCGTTTGGAAATTATTTAAAATTTCCAAACACTCTTTCTGTAGTAGGAACTTATACCTTACATCCAAGAAAAGGAAGATTAAAACAGATTATTAAAACCTTGAGATATGTACCTGGTGATGGGTGGGTTAATAGATTGGAATTAAGAAATCCAGGTATAGTTTTTGGTTTGTCTAAATACAAGCAATTAAGTGAAGTCCTTAGTATAACAGGGCTCACAGAAGAAGAATGGTTTCAATTGTTGGAAATCGTTCCACATAATGTTAATTTGGAACTCAATTTATCATGTCCCAATATTGAAGAAAATGGAATTCCTTTTTATATAATAAAAAAATTTATTTCAAAATTTAGAGAGTGGATGATAGTGAAGATATCACCCCTTTCAAGTGAGTGGGATATAGATAAATTAGTTGATATGGGGTTTCGGCAATTTCATTGCTGTAATACTCTACCTCATTATGATGGTGGTTTAAGCGGAAGGCAAATAATTCCTTATGCGTCTAAACACATTAGATACATAAAGGAAAAATATGGCGATGTAGAAGTCATTGCCGGTGGTGGAATTTATTGTTATGATATGATTTGCTATTATGATGCGATAGGAGCAGATCATTTTAGTTTAGGAACCGTTTGTTTTAATCCGTTTAAACTTTTTTCCATCATAAGGAAAAGTGTACGTTCAAGTAGAGCATCATTTAACCTCATTAGAGGAAGCTAGACAACATTATGAATATTATAAAGAAAAATTAGAAGGTCTATATTCTACATCTCATTCTGTTTTGCCTGAGGTAGAACAAACTGAAAAAGAGTTGAAGTATTGGAAAACCGAATATCGGTTTTTACAAGACTGTCAAAAATTTTAAGCCTTTATAATATAAATTGAAATTTCGTTATTTTAAATCAGGGGAGTATTTTGCGCAAAATTCATGGAAGAAATAATAAATGATAGAACCCTTGGAAGTAGAGGTGACAATAGATTGTCATTTTTGTGGAGTATCTTATAAAATAGAACATTCTGAACCAAATCCAATTGAGCATTGTTCTTTTTGTGGAACTCTTTTGGAAGTAGAATATGATGATGAAGGAGATTATCATTACTAAAATTGCAGGAATAGATTACTCTCTAACTTCACCTTGTATATGTGTATGTGATATACAAAATGAAAAGTTTGATTTCAATAATTGCGAATTTCATTTCTTTGCGCAAACGAAACATCAATTACAACTTCCACATAAAAATTTATTTTCTTATTCCCCAATAGAATATACTACAGAGTCAGAAAGATATAATGAATTATCAGAATGGGTTCTTGATATATTCTCAATTAATTTTATAAAATCTAATGTATATTTTGAAGATTATGCATTTGCTGCAACTGGAAGAGTATTCCATATAGCAGAAAATGTTGGAGTATTGAAACATAAGTTTTGGCAACAAAATATTAAATATGAAACTTTTGCACCAACCACAATTAAAAAATCGGCAACAGGTAAAGGCAATTCTTCCAAAGGAGATATGTATGAAAGTTTTGTCGAACAAACGGAATTTGATTTTCGTAAAGACCTGGCTCCCAATTCAACCGAAATCGGTAATCCGGTTTCCGATATAGTAGATTCCTATTTTATTTGCAAACACGGCTATGAACAGAAAGAAAAGATCAAAAGCTGAAAGAATTAACGAACAAATTAGACTTGAACTTTTAAAACTCGACCCCTCAAAAAAAGAACCACCTCCAGCTGATACTGATAAAGTAAGGTACAGAAAAGGAGAGAAACATGTTTATGATGAACAGATGGGTAAGTGGTATAAAGTAATAGATCCTTTTTCACAGACTTTTACAAAAAGAAGACCAGATTGTGATTAAAAAACTTGACATTTGAGGCTTGATCTGTTATAATATAAGTAAATGAGTAAAAAAGATTAATATGGAATATAATATGAAAGCCGCTATTGCGGTGTCGTTATCGTTTATCAGTATGGAAGGATTTGTTTCTAAGGCTGCGGCTGAAAGTATTTCAGATACAACCGCTGCTAAAGTTAGAAATCATTTGGATGAAAAACTTACAGTGAATTTGATAGATGAACGAATTGATAAAGTTCTTGATTTTTTGATGGCGGATGCAGCCAACGATTTTATGCGTGATGCTAAATCAGCTCTCACAAAGTTGGATGCAAAAACTTTAAAATTACAACCTCTTGAATCTATCTCCGCAGGAAAACTGTCGTTTGTCGCGCCAGTTGTCAATAATTTTCTCAGAGTTAAAAAAAATAGAATAGATAAAGAGTCGCTTAAAGCTCTTGATTTTATTGGAACCGCAAAACAAAAAGGCGAGTTTTTTGTTAAGTTGGTAAAGGTAATTGAGAAAGAAGATTACAAAGTTCATCGTGTAGTTGACCGTAATGGAAATCGTGGATTTTTTTATCATTATAAATTACAAACTGACGGCTCTGACTTCATGGGGGAGCTTTCACTTGATGAATGTTTTCTTATAAAAGCAACGGTTGCTCGTCATCAGTATAATAATTACGATGGCGGGAAAGATACATATTTTAATAGGGTAACAGTTGTTTCACATCATGGTTCTACTGAAAAAGAAGAAGGGCATAGCTTATGAGTCTAGTTGTATTTGATGATTCTGACAAAGAACGAATGCGGAAGGTGGCTGAAAAGTATTCTACGAAACCAAAAGAAGAAACGGATAAAAAAGAAGATGTAGAAGATATAGCCGAGGTATCCAAAAATGCAAAAGGTGGAAGTGAATTGGTCTATAATCGTATTAAGGAGAGAATAGATCCTGAGTTGTGGAATCATTTTCAGATTATACTTTCTAGGGTTAGGACATTAGAAGATAAACCGAAAATACTTTGGTTTCAGGATACTGCTTATGATCCAGAAGTTCAATTTCTCAAAGATGATAAGGAGAAAGCAAAGTTTATTCGTTTTATTTTTCCTTCTGATTGGTCATTGGAGAAATATAATATGATTTTGGGAATTCCATATGAAGGAAGTGTAGTTCTTAAAAATGCTATTATCCCAATACCAGACCATGAGAAACCAAAGAAAGAAGATGGTAAGACCCGCCTAATTTATTTTTCCACTCCACATAGGGGATTGGATGTTCTTGCTGGGGCTCTTGGTATTCTCAATAAGAAGAGAGATGATTTTGAGGTTGACATTTATTCCAGTTTGAAACTCTATGGTTGGGAAGAACGAGACAAAGATTTTGAAAAGTTGTATGACACGCTAAGAGAAATGCCAAATGTGAATTATCATGGTAGTGTGTCAAATGATGAAATAAGAGAGGCCTTACAAAAGACTCATGTGTTGGCGTATCCAAACACCTATCAAGAAACAGGTTGTTGTACTGCTATTGAAGCAATGAGTGCAGGTTGTGTGGTTGTATGCCCGAATTGGGGAGTATTACCTGAAACTTGTTCAAACTTTGCTTGGATGTATGGTATGGTTCACGACAAACAAGAACACGCACGGAAACATGCGTATGTTCTGAATGAGGCTTTAGATTCATATTGGAAAGAAGAAATCCAAATGGGATTAACTTTCCAGACAAGGTATTTTAATACTTTTTATGATGTTGATGTAGTTTCAAAGCAATGGGAAATGATGCTTATGGCACTGCGTGAACGATACCCCACTGATAAATGAGGATATAATGGCAAAGAAAGTGAAAACAGAACGTAAACCAATTAAGGTTAAACGAACTCGTAAGATTTCAGAAGAACAACGTGAAGCTCTTCGGGAACGCATGAAAGAAATGCGGAAAAAACGAAAACCGGCAGATCCCAAGAATGTATACAAAACAGTACGTGCACTTCCTGATGATGATATTTACTCTTTAAAAAATGTTAAAGAATGGATTAAACATAACAAGGAAATGGTTGCCGCTTTGAATAGACAAGGAAGGGGTGTAGGAGAGAAGGAACGTAGAAACGCAGAAAATCAAGTCGTATCTCGTAAAGCGTATATTAGATACTGTGAACATTATCTAAAACATGGCGATTGGGTTGGAATGTTTTCAGGAAAAGATGAAGAACATAAAGTAGTTCCTAGATGTATTGCCATGGCTTATTACCCTGATGGAACTCCTAAGAGGTCTGTGGGGGTATTCTACCCAGATATTAGTGTAGTATGGTCAAAGGAAATGGATGAAAGTGAGTTTCCTCATTTACGTGATGAAGCCCCTATTAGTAGTATTCCGTTAGAATCGGTTACTGATATTGCATTTAGGGAAAACCAAAATAGATTAGTAAAATGATATTGATTGATTTTAGCCAAGTGTTTATTGGCAATGTATTCCATGCCACTAGAAATGGTGAGGAATTGAATGATGCTTTAGTTCGGCATATGGTATTAAACAATATTCGTCATTATAAAAATCAATTTGCGGAAGATTATGGGCAGGTTGTTATTTGTTGTGATGGAAGACACGTTTGGCGGAAAGATGTATTTCCTTATTATAAAGCACCAAGAAAAAAGATAAAGATACAGAGTGATATTGATTGGAACGTTTTATACAGTTCCCTAAATAAAATTCGTGATGAAATTAGGGACAATTTTCAGTATCCGGTAATACATTTAGATAGAATAGAAGCAGATGATATAATTGCAGTTTTATGTACTAATCATTTTAATGAACATCGTGGATTGAATGACATTTCAAGGTTCATGATTGTTTCTAGTGACAAGGATTTTGTGCAACTTCAGCAATTAAAGTTTGTTGATCAGTTCTCACCGATTACCAAAAAGAAAGTAATTCACGAAGATCCAAAATATTATTTGCATGAGCATATATTGAGAGGAGATTCAGGTGATGGTATTCCAAATGTGTTTTCTCAGGATGAGGTTTTCATGGAAGAAGGATTAAGACAAAAGCCTCTTTCTAGGAAAAAAATAAAAGAATGGTATGATTCTAAACTCAAGCCTATGGATTATTGTAATAAAGAAATGCATAGAAATTATTTGAGAAATACTCAACTTATTGATTTAATAGCAGGAATGCCGGAATGGGTTAAAGAAGAAGTCACTAAGGAATATGAGAAGGAACTACATAAAGATAGAGGAAAGATTTTTAATTATTTTGTAACAAACCGATTGAATAAATTAATGGAAGTCATTGACGAATTTTAAGGAGAAATGATATGGCAAATTATAGTATACCGCAAATATTGGAAATGGTTCATAAGGCGAAAACTCGCGAACAGAAGAGCCAAATTTTAAAAGATAATGATGAGTTTGGGTTGCAAGCGATTCTTCAGACTGCTTTTCACCCAGATGTTGAATGGTTGCTCCCAAAAGGAACTCCCCCGTATGTGGCCATGCCACCTTCAAATGATACACCTAAAGGACTTTATAGTGAAGTGAAGAAGTTTTATCTTTTTACTAAAGGTGGTGGTTCGGATGGAATTAATACAGTAAAAAGAGAGCAACTTTTTATTCAAATACTTGAAACACTGGACCCAACAGAAGCTAAATTGGTTATTGATTTGAAAGATAAAAAAACTACAGGAATGTATAAAGGGTTGACTTATAAGTTAGTTAAGGATACGTGGCCGGATTTACTTCCCGAACAAACCGAATGGAAGGAAGAGTAATGTCTAGGTTATATAAATAAATTACAAGCAAAAGCTTAATCCAACCCACTCCCCGCATAGAGGGGAGTATTTTAACGTGTGTGGAAATTACTACGATTCAAAAAAGTGATGTGAAACGCTACGTTGGTCTGATAGCAGATATTCTAA